CTTATAAACGCAACTGATTTGGTAGCTAACATCAAGTGTTTCATAAGTAAAAGGAACTTTTTCTGCTTGTAATGTAGCTGCTATTGCAGCTTCAAACTTACTTCTAAAATTCGTCTGCTCCGACTGTTTCAAACCCTGCTTTCGCTTTGGGCTTTTCCTCTTCGATGGTTGCTTCTTCTGTTTCAAAGCCATAGCCTTGGGCGGTTTTGATGTATTCGACATGGTTGTGAATGATTACTGCTTCTGGCTGGATCTTTATACCAACACCAAAAGCTGCTGTTTCCCATCCACTACAACGCATATTGACTTGACCAGTTGTACCAGGACCACACTTGTTTACCTTCTCCTTCTGTTCTTCTGTCATAGGAGAACCATCAGCATTGAATAATACAGGTGGTCTTTG